ATTTACCAGCAGTTACAGCATTGTCTTGTATTTTACCTGTTGTAACAGCAGTATCAGCTAATTGGTTAGTACCAATTCCTGAAGCCTTAACTTGTAAAGCGTCACCTGATACTTCAATTGTTGTGTTATCAACAGCAACATCTAAAGTATTACCAGTTTTTGTTAAAGCGTCACCAGCTGATATTTGGCCAGCACCAGAGAATTGAGCAACCGTAATATTAGTTGTACCTAGTGTTGGTGTACCGTTATGTGTAAATACATAACCGTTATCAGCATTAGCAGTACCTTCTTCAACGAATACGAAAGCACCACCTGTAATTTCAATAGCTTCATCACCGTCAGGTGTTCTTGTTAATACCCATTGTGAACCAGCACCACCAGTAGCAGTTACTTTATATAAACCGTTTTGTACAGCACTTGCTTGGTTTTTAACTAAAATTCTATCGTTTTCTGAAACAGAAACTCCGTCAATTGTAAGAGCACCGTTAGCGTCAGCAGTAATTGTTCCAGCGCCATTGTTATATGTAGAAGTAGCAAGAGCGGCTGTTGTAGCAACTCTAACTGAAGCTTTTACATCTAAACCATTGGCAACACTATCAACATATGCTTTAGTAGCAGCGTCCTGAGCACTTGATGGATCAGTTACGTTTGTAATTCTACTTGAATCAACGTCAACAACACCAGAGCCTTTAGGACTGATTTTTAAGTCAATGTTTGTATCACTACCTGTTGTAGCAATTTGTACCGCATTACCTGTAGCAGCGTTAGTAATTTCTAATTCATTTACAGCACTTGTAGTTGTTTGTAAAAGAATTAACTCATTACCATTAGCGTCAGCAATATAACCACCGTCAACAAATTTAGGAGCTGTAAGTGTTTTATTTGATAATGTTTCAGTACCAGATGTAGAAACTAAAGTAGCGTCTGATACAGCAGTATTAAATTCTGCTAATGTTCCTGATACTGTGTTTGTAGTTAAACTAATTGATTTATTAGTTAATGTATCAGTAGATGAAGCTGTAATATAAGCACCTAAGTCAGAAATGTTTGCTTCAGTAATAGTGATTGTGTTTGAAGCACTATTAATCGTTTTGTTTGTTAATGTATCTGTACTTGAAGCAGTGATATAAGCACCTAAGTCAGAAATGTCTGCCTCAACAATTGTTATCGTGTTGTTTGCGGTATCAATTGTTTTGTTTGTTAAAGTTTGAGTTCCTGTGTTTGTAGTTACTGTACTATCAATCGCAAAGGTAACTGTATTACCAGAACCACTTGTATCAATACCAGTACCACCTGTAAAGGTTAGTGTTTCACTATCTAAATCAATAGCAAGAGCACCACCAGTATCAGCTTGGAAGTCTAAGTCTTGTGCTGTAACTTGTGAGTCAACATAAGCTTTAATTGCTTTCGCAGAAGCGAGAGTATCGTCACTAGCAGAAACAGAACTTAAATCTGTATCTACTACGCCAGTAGCAAAATCAGCAACTTCAATGTTTGATATTGAGTTACCTGTACCATTAGCGTCAAATGTTTTATTTGTAAATGTTAATGTATCAGAAGCAATATTTGCGTCTTGTGCATCAACATAAGTTTTGATTGCTTTCGCAGAAGCGATAGTATCATCACTTGCAGATACACTTGATATATCTGTATCAACAACACCTGAAGCAAAGTCAGCAACTTCAATATTTGATATTGAGTTACCTGTTCCGTTAGCATCAAAAGTTTTATTTGTAAATGTTGTTGTAGATGAATCAGTTACTACTGTAGCGTCAATAGCAATTGTAATTGTATCATCTGAAACTGTTGTGTCAATACCAGTACCACCAGTAAATGTTAAAGTATTTCCTGTTGTGTAAGTATCATTAGCACCACTATCAGCAGCAAGTGTAATTGTTGATGATACTGTACCGAAACTTAAATTACCTGAACCGTCAGTTTTTAGGAATTGACCGTTTGATCCATCACCATCTGGCAACGTGAAAGTAGTGGAAGTTGTTACGGCATTCGGAGCTTTAAGTGCAATATAATTTGATCCGTTATTGGTTCCCTCGTTTAATTTTAAAGAACCACCTGTTGAAGCATTATTACCTATAAAAATTTCATCAATTGCTTTATTACTATCTACTAGTAAAGCTGATGAAGCTGTTAAAGTACCTGGTGCGTGATCTGTTAAACTTGTAAAATATTTACCACCAATAATATCTATATTAGCGGCTACGCCATCGGTTTCTGTACCTGTTCCTATAAAGAGTCTATCTCCTAGATTGCCTTGGGTACCCGTGCCGTATGTATAGGCCAGTTCACCTTGGGCTAGTTCGAGTGGGGCGGTAGTTCCTGACGACCTTTTTATCTGAATAATTGTTGCCATTTAAATTCTCCTAAAAGTTACCACCGTTAAACTTTAATGTTCCAGTTGTGGTAGATAATTCTGTTCTTGTTATAAACTTATCGCTAGCAGAGTCATATTGAATTAAGGCACCGTCTTCTAGTGTCGTAACATTCACATCGCTTAAATTTTTAAAAGATTGAGCAGCAGCAGCACTTGGTAATTGTACTGAAACCTGTTGAGGTCCAGCTGAAGTGTTAGAATTAATATTAGCTCTAACGCCACCACTACTGTTTATTACTGCTTTAACCATTAAGATTATCTCTCTCTTTTGTAATATTTATAACAAAAATATGTTGAGAAAAACTATAATTTAATCAGTAGTTACGTCTGGACTTATTGTAATAATACCTTCAATTACTCGTGTAACTGTGCTATCGGAAGTCTTTGTAATTTCAACGTCATAGACGTATCTTGCTGGAGCGTCTAAAGCCTTTGTTTGATCGGCTGTTAAAGAAATAGTGATGATGCCTGTTGTAGGATCACCGTTTATTGCGGCTGTTAATGATACTCTTGTACGAGTAGAGGCATATCCTAATGCCATCTTAGCAGCGGCCGTATAACCTGTTAAATCAAATGCTGTACCGTCTGTATCGGTAACAGTTACATCACTTGAAAAAGTTGCCCCTCTATCAATCTGTAGATTTGCTCTGGCTGCCATTTATTTGCTCTAATTCTTTTTTAATTTGTTCGTTATAGTAATTAGTTAAAACTTCAATTTTTTCCAATTCAATTTCGTGTCGCACTTTTGATTGTTGAATTTCAGCTCTAGCAACAATGACATTTCTACATCTTAAAGACAATTCTGATTCTTTATAAGTTTTTCCGTCAATTGTATATGTTTTTTCTTCTTCCATAATTTACTCACTTTCTATACTATTTATACCTATTTTAAACTATTAATATCAATTATACCACCACTATCGTGGCCTTTTGCAGGAGGTATGTATTTACCTTGTTTCCATCTTTGTTTAAAGTTAAAAGATACTGAAACTCTCCAACCATCTTCTCCTTTTAAATCACACATATTTTGTGCTACTTCGTGTGTTAACCAACCAGGAAACATTATTAAACGGCCTTCAATTGGTTGATAATGTACTTCTCTCCAATAGTGTGTAGGTTTTTGTTTTTTATCTGCCATAATAGGCAAATCTAAATGTCTTTCACCACAAGGGTCTGTAAACCAGATATGGCCACAGTTTGGTGGACACTTAATATAATAAACACCTGACCATTGAGCACCAGGATGAACGTGATTTTTATTGTGAGAATATTTGTAATTTACATTTGCCCACATATTATCACATATGGCTTCAGTATCAGGATGATAGCCTTCAGCTTCATATATTTCCTGTTGCATTTTAAATAATTCTTTTGTTAAAGGATTATATTCTTTTCTATGGTGCATATCAACAGCACTATGCCAACCTAAAGAGTTTGAACGAATAATACCTTTTTCATCTCTTTTTTTCCATTGTTTGATATGTTTTAAGAGATGTTTATTTAATTCTTCAGAATTTTGTAAATCTTTAAAAAAGATAGGTGTAGCATAAAACAGTTCTCTTTGTACTTGAAATTGTTTTTGTACTTCAGGTTGTTTAGGTTGATTCTTTTTTTTAGGCATTATTTAAAAGTAGGACCGT